CCCTCGCAACCTTGTCCCCATTGCTGAACAAGTATTGGCCTGGGTTGCCAATGAACGTGCCCCCCGTAATGATCCCTCGTTTCCAGGATATGTGAGTAACGACGATCTTCGGAGAATCGAACTCTGTGCCCTGGCTACCCGGGAAGCCGCTATGTTCCACGATTACTTGGGGGTTGACGATGCCGAACTTTCACCGTAAAGACGGCATCATCCTTGAGGATGTGGACCTGGCGGAAATTTACGCCAGATATCCTAATAAATACCTTTGGTTTGCCCAACACAACTATAAGCCCCATTATTGGCAGACGTTGTTTCATGGGGCGACCAACCCAGAAACCAGAAATGTTTGCCGGTTCCGGCACTTGGTTGCCGGTAGGCGGGGAGGCAAAACCCTCTCCGCTGCCTGGGACCTAATCTTCTATCTGCTTCATCCCGCAGCCTATTTTAGGGATTTTCACGGGAAGAATTTGGATAGACCGATGTTGGCCTGGGTGGTCACCAAGGACTACCCAACGGGCCTTTGGTCCCTTCTCGCCGTCCGCGAAGTCCTCAACCAGGCTGGGATGCAGCATGGCCGGGAATACAAGGAAAACCGAGGAAATCGCTGGATCGAGTTTGAGAACGGGTCTTTCCTGTTGTTCAAGACGGCAGAGGACCCGGAATCCCTCCGAGGCGCTGGCCTCGATTGGATGTGGTACGACGAGTCCGCAATCATTCCAGATGAGCGGGCTTGGCAGGTTAGCTCTCCGGCGCTTGCCGAAAAGGAAGGTGCTTTCGTTAGTACCACCACCCCGGACGGGAAGAATTGGCACTACAATACGTTCTGGTCCCCCTCCTCTATGGAGAACCCGGACACCGCCAGAGTGGAGTATTATTCCATCGACAATCCCTACTTCCCGACGAGGGAGTGGAAGCGCCTAGAGCGCGAATACCACCCCCTGATGTTCAAGCGGGAATTTATGGCCTCATTCGACGCGATGGCCGGAAAGGAATTGAGCGGTGACTGGCTTCATTGGTACGATCTTAGCGATATTGACTATCTTAGACGCCCAGATGGAACCTATGACCTGGACGTATTCGTGGCGGTTGATCCTGCTATCTCCCTTGCTGATACGGCAGACCGCTTTGCAATCTCAGCAATTGGCGTCACCAAGACGAGAACTCAGGCGTATCTTCTGGATCAGTGGGCTGGGAGAATTCCATTTCCTGACCAGGTGGACAAAATCAACCAATGGTTCCACAAGTGGCACCCCCTCACGATTGCGATTGAAAAGACAGCTTACCAGGCTGCCCTCGCGCAACAGGTATCCCGGCTCGAAGGGTTCCCGCCTGTGGCGTCCATTCCCGCGCGTGGAAAGAAGTCAGAGCGTATCCTAGCGATGGCACCCCTATTCCGTATTGGGCGGGTCCTAGTTCGCAAGGATCAGGTGGACTTCATTAACGAGTGGGTTGACTATGATTCACAGAAAAAGAATCCTGCGGATGACTGTTTGGACTCCGTGGAAATGACTCTGCGGGCAGCAGGAGTTCTACTGCCCAGCAACCCGAATGAGATTTGGGTTCCTGATACTTCTCAGGCGGCTACTACCGCCCTGATGTGGGACGACCTGGCCGCGAAAGCGCGGGTCGGGCGCAAGGAAGTCGAGGACGATATGTTCGGGGATTTGGAGGAATGGTAATGGATGAGTTCGAGAAGGCTAGTCGCCGTCTCTTTATGGAACGAATCTCTATGCTCCAAGAGCGACTAGCTTTGCGGGAGACTCAGATCGAGATTTTGCGGGAGGACATCGAGAAGCTCAAGGCGCTAATCGCCAATCCCCCGCAGCCGTCATCGCTTCCGCTATTTGTTAGCGAAACCGAGGAAGATATCGTACATGCCCGAAATCAGCAGGCGATTAGTCTGGCTGAGGCGGAGGATATGCTTCGAGAGTTGAACTTTGAGAACCCCGAGGTTATCCTCGACGAGCCAGACTCCGACCTGGCGCTATATTAGGGAGAATAAATGGCGGTGCAAAACGCACAGTATGGGGCGTCCCCCGTCAAGGGCATTAGCCAACTCAAAACCGGGGCAGACCTTAAAGAGCGCGTTGAGGCGCTCAAGAGGGGTCGCCAATTTTTGGATGCACAGTGGAAAATGAACCTTGCTTTTTACAAGGGGCGTCAGTATGTCTACTACAACCGGTCGGCACGCCGGTTGGAGCAGCTTCCGGTTGAGGACGGGGAAAAGCCGCGTTATCGCGTTCGGATCGTCAATAACCAGATTGCGCCTGGGGCGCAGAGTCTGCTAGCAAAGTTTACCAAGACGAAGCCGGTCATCAATGCCACCCCAACGGGTGGGTCGGACGCCGATCACAAGGCCGCTTCAATTGCCGACAAGTTGTTGGAGCATTGGTGGACCGACTTCAACATGGACGACAAGTTGAGTGAAGCTCTCTTGTGGAGTATTGTTGCAGGCCAGGGCTATTGGAAGATTACATGGGACCAGGAAGCCGGAAGTTCAATGCGCTTCCTCCTCGGACCCAACGGGCAGCCTATCACGGATACCTCCCTTGCTGATCTTTTCCGCGCCGAACTAAATAATGTGGGGGTGACCCCGCAGGAGCAGGTCGTTTACCTGGGAGATATCAAGGTGGAGGCAATCTCCCCCTTCGATGTATTCCTGGACGATACCGCTAAGACGTTCGATGAGTGTAAGTATGCTATTTGTGTGCATTACATGACGCCGGAGGATATTAAGAAGAAGTGGAACTATGAGGCCAAGCCGGACTCCGTGGGCGTCCAGCAGGACACCCTGCTGCCCTATGCTACCTTCAAGAACCAGGAGCCTAACGTCTCCGCTGTATATGTGGGATACTTCCTCCCGCAGCCTACAATTCCTAACGGACGTTATGTGGTCTGGATCGACGAGAAGATCGTCGAGGACACCGCATGGCCTTATCCGATTGACAAGCTCCCCCTGGTCAAGTTTCCTGGTGTCAGAATTCCGGGTTCTATTTACGATAGTTCTGTTGTGGAGCAGGCCATTCCGATCCAGAAGGACCTGAACAAAACACTTTCCCAGATTATCGAGTATAAGAACCTCACCCTCAAACCGAGGGTATGGGCACCCGTGGGTTCCCTGGCGGGGGTTCGTATTACCTCTGAGCCTGGGGCGGTCTACGAGTACAATATGATTGGTGATCGTGGGAAGCCGGAGGTAGAGCAGTTGCCTTCTATGCCGCCCTATGTGTTCGACCACCTGAACCAAATGAGGGATGACCTCAAAGATGTGTTCGGTATTGTCGATATCACCGAGGGGACACCGCCTCCTAACGTTGAGGCAGGTATCGCTATTGACCTCTTGCAGGAAATGGCGACCGATAGGCTGGCCCCCACCATCGTTCTTATTGAACGCTCGCTTGTGCGTGCGGGAGAGATTATGCTCTCTTACGCCCAGAAGTATTACCAGGAACCTCGGATTCTTAAGATTCACGGCCCTGGTGGGCACGCCAAGGCCAAGCGGTTTAATCAGGCCGACTTGCAGGGTGGAGTCAGCGTTTCCGTTGAAACCGGTTCAGCACTACCCCGTACCCGCGCAGGACGACAGGCCAGAATCCTGGATTACGTAGATCGTGGCGTTATTCGTCCCGACCAGGCGTACAAGTATCTCGATATTGCAGACCTTGAGGGGCTTTCCGGGCAGTTTCAGGCCGACGAGGACCTGGCGTATAGGGAACACGATAAACTGTTGGCGGGTGATCCAATCAATGTGATGGCCATGCAACAGGCAATGGCTAAGATTGAGTCGGGGGACCCGGTTGACGAATCCGGCGAGGCTATCACCGATCCGGAAATTGCCCAACAGTACATTGATTCCGAGTCGCTTCGGCCGCTCCCCTACGAGAATCTACAGGTAAGTCTCGACGTTCATGGTAACTTCCTTAAGTCCCAGGAATTCGAGATTCTACCGCCGGAGGTTCAGTTTAGATTTATCACCCACTATGAAATGACTTCTGAGGCCCTCGGCAAGCTGCCGAAGCAGATGGAGTTCAAGCCGGTCACTCCGACCTTGCAGATCAAGTCCACCGCTGGACCTACTGCAACGGCCGAAATCCTCAACCAGGCGGGTATTCAGGTTACGCCAGAGGATATGCAGGAGCCGCCGCTTGAGACGTGGGTTAGCGACAAGATTGATGAGCCTGACCAGGATGAAGCGGGTAACGATCCGCTTACTCCGCTGGATATGCAACTCAAGCAGTTGGATATTGAGGCTAAGCTGGCAGACGCCCGTGAACGAAGCGGGCGTAAACCGGTTGACGAAATGGGTCAGGCGATTGAGACAGCGGAGAAGGCAGAAATGGCGAGATTGAATGTTCGTAAGGCGGAGGCAGATGCTGTCCTTGCGGAAAAGAAGGCTCGCCAGTCTGACTTCAAGCCGAAGCCCAACAAGAACACTACGGGTGGAAGCAGAAAGCGATAATGGCGAGCAGACGCACATACACCGATAAAGACAAAGCGCGTGCATGGGCAGAACTCGCGGTAAATGATGGGAATGTCCGGCGGACCGCAAGAAACCTGGGCATTCCCATTCCTACCGTCCGCCGTTGGCGGGACGAGTGGGAGCGTACCGGGATACCTGAGGAGGTATCCGCCGAGGTTGCTCCCATTATTGCGGACTTCCTGAGCGATGCACTTCGTATTCGGGGGAAACTGCTAATCCGACTAGAGGAAATGTTGGAGAATGGCCAGGGCACAATGGCCCAGGTTAGCACCGCCTTCGGTATTCTGTCCGATAAAATTCGCGCATATGAGGCCGTTAACGAGGCCAAGCGCGTAGAACACACCGTTGTTCTGCCCCCGGCAGACGAACTCAAGGCTCTCTTTAGTGGGATGCTTGAGGGTGTGGTAGAGTCTGCTCGCGTTAGGGCAGCCGAAATCGAAGCTATTGAGGAACCAGCCGTTACAACTACGTATCGGTCACTCCCAATGGCGGAGGAGGAGTAGTGAGTAACACATTTGACGACGCTCTGGGCGCATTCGAGGCCGCTCTCCCCGAGGGGAATCTCCCGGTGGATGAGGTGCCGGAGAACCAGCCTACCCCAGAAGCGGACGCACCAGAGGGCGTAGAGAATCAGCCGGATGAAGGTCCTGCCTCTCGTGAAATCGACCTCAGCGGGCTTCCTGAGGAAGCGCAAATCTTTGTTCGCGCACGCGAGCGAGAAATGCAGCGGGACTATACCCGCAAGACCCAGGAACTCGCACAGCAGCGCCAAGAAGCTGAGCAGTATGCTCAGTTTGTCCAGGCGCTTAATTCGGACCCGGAGTTTGCTACCGCCGTCCTCGAAAGACTACAGGCTCAGTTGGCAGCCGCTGGCTACTTGGAACAGCAGCAGGCCGCAGATGAGTATGGGTTGGACGACCCAGACGGATGGAGCGACACCGAGGACGATCCCTACTTGAAAGAGTTGCAGGAACTCAAGCAATGGCGTGACCAGGTAGAGGCTCAGTGGGAGGAATCCTACCAGGAGTCTCTTATGAACCGACAGGTCGCGGAAATTCGTTCAGCCCACCCGGAGTACGACCAGGCGGATATTGAGGACATTTATGCCCTCGGATTCTATACGGATGGTGACCTCCACAAGGCGAACGATATGTTCCGTGGTATCATTGATCGGAACTTGGCACGATATCTTGAGTCCAAAAGGTCTGTCCAGACTCCTGCACAGCTTCCTTCGGGCCAGGGAGTCCCCGCGCCGGATGATCTTCGGTCGGCGGATGACAAGCAACTTCGTGAAGCCGCTCTTGAGCGGCTTAGGAGTGCTATTGGCCAGTAGGGTGTAACGACCAAACCAGAGGATAACTGATGGCTTTTGTTGGTGCATCAGTTGCCCAGACTCTTTCTGGCGTCCTCAAGGATGTCTACCTTGGTAGCGTCGTTGAGCAGCTTAATAACGAGGTGCTTATTCCTCAGCTTATTGGGCGCGAGAGCCAGGACTTTTCGGGCAACCAGGTTGTTCTCTCGGTTCACAAGCAGCGGTCGGCTGGTGTGTTTGCTAGGGGCGAGAAC